ACCCGCCGCGTCTGGCCAATCTAACGTTATCCTTGGAACAAACGTGCCATCGGTATCTTCAAAGCCGGTATTGGTTGCGGTGATGCTCCCAATGGTTGAGTTAGTTGAAGCATCAGGAACAACCGTAACCAAGTTAGTTGTATCCGTGGCGTCTTGCGAGTTCCAATCAAAAGCCGCTTGAGATGTGCTCCTTAAGCTCATGGCAATTTGCAGCGCACCATCGTTTTCTTCCACGACAGGTTGCCAAGACAAAACCTCAAACTGCTTATTCGTAAATCCATATCGCTCATGGTTGATACGAATAATATCGCCAACCTCAACCGCCATTGCCTCGGTCGAGAACTCTGCCGTAAAACTTAACTGCTCACGACCCCTTAGTAATGTAAGCTTTGCAAGTCGCTGCGCAGACGTGGCGCTTGTGGTAAAGGGCAAGTCAAGGTTTAAAAGAAGTTCCTCGTTATTGTCCTGCGCGACATAGGTTGCGCTTGTGACTTGTGGGTAATCTCCGGTAATGTAATCGAAAGCCTGATCACTAAACGTGCCCTGAACAGTGTTGAAGTTATCACGCATCGAAATCTTAGTTTCCATGCCGATAGCGCTTCTTATGTCATCGTCAGTAAATGTTTTGACTGGTGTAGTGTATGCCCCTGCCTTAAGCACCCATTGACCCGCACCATAGAACAAAGTCCCAGCGCATGAAGTAACCATGTCCTCCAAAACCCCGCCGACTGGTCGGCTGGCATCAACGACCCCATTAAGTGCATACCTTTTTTCAGTGCCGCCGCCGGTCAAGGATATATTCTCATCACACTCGTTTGCCGCTGCCGCAAGCTGGCTATCGTTTATAAGCGCATCTCCAAGCCCGTAGTCGGCATAAAGAAAGTCTGCTATACAAAGCGCAGCATTGTTGGAATATGCCCATGTGGCGGGGTTTGAGCGCTGGTGTGACCCAATCCGTGGATCGAAAACCTTTTTGCCATCAACTTGCGCGGTAACTCTAGGCAAACCATTTGCAAACACTTCACGATCATATTCGTATCGAACATAAATATACGCAGTGTCCTTACCGACGAAATTATTATCAAGCGCATCATCTCCGGTAAGCTCACTATCAGCGATTAATGTGTTTGCTAAGTTCTTTGAACTAACGTTAGCGAAAGGTGTCGTTGCCGATGTTTGGTTCCCAAGGTGCTTGTAAACCCTAATCTTACTGTCCCACTCAGCATCCGTAACAAAACCGTTGGTGTCCAGTGATTGTATTTTGTCATTGATATAAATGCTAGGTATGTCTGCAACCTCATGCCCCGCAAGGACGATGATCTGGTGCAAAAATTTATTATCTTCACCAGTCGTTTCATAGAAACTAATCGTGCCGCCCTTACGAACGCTTCCATAAACAAATTGCTGCGCCCCTGCGCTTTCACGGGCATTGACCAGCAATCCATCTGAGTTAAAAGCGCCTTGGTCAAACTTAGGTTGGTTCGACTTCGCTGCCCAACTTGTGACCGCATACATAATGATTGAGCCGACAAGAGACGCGCCAGTAAGCACCGTCACGCCAGCGATGGAAAGCAAGGTAGTGCTCGCAAACGCGCTTGCACCAACCGCGTTGAGCGCAATGGTGCCTATCATCGTTGCCCTTGGCACGTTATCCCAAGAGTTTGTTTTAGCGGCTGGCATCAGCACGTTAAATGGTTCATCACGTTTCATGTCGGCTTAACCCATGCAAAATTTACACTCTCGAATGACCTAAAGGTTATATCATTTTCGTCCAAATAAACAGCCTTAGTACCAACCGATAATCCAAGCGCATATTTTAAATGGAAGGTGCTTTCATATTCTGATGCAACCAAAGCACCAACCGGCGGGGCAAAATCAATCCTTTGCAACCTCTCGTCTATAAACGGAAGCACAGATCGTCTTTTGTATTTCCTTGCCAATGCCTCAAACCCAGCGAACTCTCCGTCTGTGTTTAAGTATAAGCCCTCTAGGTCATCACCCCAACCCTTGCCGTACATTGCTTTGAAAGCGTTGTTGGTAAAGGTAAAGCAATCGTGGACGCCCCAAACGAACTCACGCTCACGACAACCATCAATAAATTTGTTTAAGCTTTCTCGCGTCCCCATACGATTTCCTTGTCCTGTATGTCAGCAACATAGGAAAAGAACGTGTCACCACTATGCCGCGCCCGATGGTTTTCATTTGTATATCTGCGGTTGCTTGCTTTCTCCAAGCGAACCAACTTGCTTTCTAATACAAGGCTAATCGTGCTGTCTTGGCCATCATCCGAGATGGACATTGTATTCATTAACCCGTCAAAGATAACAACCGTTGCAGACTGGCCCTCTACGCCAAGGTAAATCTTCGCAGGCCTGTTTTGGTAATGTTCGCTGAGCGCCCGCGTAAGTAAGATGTCGTTCAATCCGCTTAGGGTAAGTGTGACGGACTTAGCAGATAAGTCAGACGCCTCCTCTAAACCCTGCACCCCAAGAATAGTTCCCGCGCCCGTGTAGGTTTCATTATTTATTTGTTTATCACCAAGGCCTGACCATAGGCGCAAATCCTGTGTGTCAAAGCTAAGGTCTATCGCAATAAACGGCTCAACATCATTAGCGATTAAAGCTGTCAGTAAATTTGCATTAATAGTCCTGCTCATACGACCTCCGTGCAGCTAAACGTGATGCCATAAAGGCTGAGCTCGTTAGCCGACCATGTAAGATCGTTGCTGTCCATGCGGAACACACCCTGCGCAGAAGTTAAATCAACGGGAGTAGAGGTCGTTATAGCGGCCTTGAGGGGCGGTTGTATTGCACAAGTGCCGTTTCCAGTATTGTTATCAACAATCATGTGCAGCCGCGCATTGGCCCCCGTGTTTAGCTGGATATAGCTGCCCTTGTTTAAAGTCTTGCCAGATCCTAACGTTAAGTTGACAACGGCGTCCCCAATAGCCCCCGATGCCCCAACACTCGCAGATGTGGCGTTGCCCCTTATCGTTTTGGCGTCTGGGTCGCCTAAAAGAAAAGTATTGCTACGCCCCTCAAGGGATAAAAAGAAAGCTTGCCACTCAGCCGCCTGATCCCGCTTCATGGGGGGTAAGCTGAGCACGGCATACCAAGTCGCCCGCGCATATTTAAAGGTCTGTTGCTTACCCGTAAACGGGCTGGTGGATACCGCAACCCCGCGCCGCATACCCCACTCGCTAGTCGTAAATGCGGGGCTGGAAGGCATAGTAATCAAAGCCATTATGCAAACCCCCTGCCGTAAGTGCCGCCGCGCCGCTTTGCATCAAGCACCGCCGCCATCGTGTCCTTCTTAAACTGCGGAAGCATAGTAAGCATTTCAGCTTTCACTGTCTGCGCAACGCCGGTCTCTATGTTAATCGTTTGATTGACAACTGTGCCGCCGCCACCACCAAGAGCCCCGCGTGTGTTCTGCCCGTTTAAAATTGTAGAAGCGCCGTTTGGCACAATAAGCTCAGGGCCACGCTCACCAACCAAAGTTGGAACCCCGCGCTGCAATGTGCCGCCGCCAGCCTGTGCGGGTGTGGCTGGGAATAACGGAATCGAGTTTAATGGGGTAAAGCCTGACACGCCGCCGAACATTGCGTTTATAGCGTTGTTGACAACCATAAGACGGAACAACTGCGCAATCATATCCTTGACCGATGTTTTAACTAAATCAGCTAGGCTTGACATGCTAAAGCTTGCGCCATCAAGCATTTCACGGAAAGAGCTAGTTACCCCGTCACCAAACTGTTGGACGCCATCCAAAAGAGTTGACATCTGCGGCGTCAACTTGTTTGCAATATCATCACTCAAGTTTGCAATCGCCGCGCCTAAAGCCTTAAGCTCGGCTTCCCTTTGCACGACTGCGTTCTCATCACCCGCTGCAAAAGCGTCAGCAATGGCTTGCTTAGTTTCTGCAAACCTTTCCTTGAGGTCATCTATTGTGGTATTTAAAACAGATATTTGCGTATCGGTTGCGAGTATGGCGGCATCAGCCGTGTCCATCATATCCCTAAAGAAAGAAACAAACCCAGCGCTTGCGGGGATAGTGTCCATCCTCATAAATTCTGGGATAACCTTGTTCATTTCCGTAATGGCAAAGTTTAAACCCTTACGAATATTATCTGTGATGCTTATCATAATTGAAGCAAAGAAGCGCTTAAAGCCTTGCGCAAACTTGTAGAGCGTTAAGATAAGCTTATCAAACCTTGCGATCTGTATATCAACAAACGCTTTAAGCGCACCACTGAGCAAGCCAAACGCTTCCGACAAACCACCCGCGCCATTTTTTAATTGAATGAAAAGCTGCACCGCATACGCCAAACCAGTTAAAACCGCTATCGGTAGAAAGCGCATCATAAGCTTCCCAACGGCGCTGAGCGCAGTGCCCAAACCAACCAGCCCAGCCCTAGCTATGACAATACCTTTTTGCATAAACGTAAGCGCAGATGTCGCTGTGGCAGTATGCACCGCAAGCGCAGCTTGAGCAGCGGAAACAACGTATATCGTCGCTGAAAAGGCTAAAGCTTGAACCTTTACTAAGACAAACCTTGCCGCAAGGGCCGCTAGTACAATCCCAACGGTCATAAGGTTATCTGCTAACCCTTGGATAATAGGCGCAACGACAGACGCCAAAGCGTTTACAAGCTGCCCCAAACCTTTCATGACTGGGATTAAGGCAATAGCAAGGTTCTCAAGTGATTTTACAATCTTGCTGAAAGCTTCGTTAAGGCCACCCTCCGCGAATGCACGGCGCATTTTAAACATCGCGTCTTGGAACATAGAAAGAGCGCCAGAGGTTGTTTTGGCAAACTCGGCCATCGCGCCATCGGACGTTCCCCCCGTGCCAAACGTAGCTTGCAAGACCTTAGCTGTTTCCCCTGAGCTATAAGAAACGCCAGCCTCAAAGCCCATAAAAGCGTTCACGCCCTTTTGTTGGAATAGGTCGGCAGAGGCTGCACCCGCAGATAGCGCTCGCTGCACGTTTTCCGCTGCCATTTCAAACGGGATGCCAAATTGCGCAGCGATGTTACCCGTGATCTGCATAAGCTCACGCAGTTCGTCAGCGTTATCAGCAGCCGCCGCTAAGGAACCTGACCCTGCTTGTATCTGGTCCAAGCTAAACGGCACACCAGCCGCAAACTCAGTCATCATCTTAAAGGCTTTACCACCCTCATCAACACTTCCAAGCAAAGCGTTCATCTGCACCCGTAGGTTTTCAACAGACATACCAGTTTGCACAGATGCCTTGATGAACTGGCCCATAACCGCCGCACCACCAACCGCCGCAAGGGCCGCACCGACCCCACGGAACGAACGCTTCATACGCTCGCCAACGCTTTCACTCTGCTTGGCAACCCTATCAAGGTCGCGCTTAAGGTCTGCCATATCCGCTTCAATGCGGACTAAGAGGGTATCAACGGTTGTAGCCATCAGTCTGGATACCTTTCCATCAGTTCTTCTAGCTCACTCTTTGCTAGGGGCGGCGGCTCCCCTCCAGAATGAAACTCTGCAAACCCATCAAGCGCTAGAATAAACTCTTGCAAACTCATGTCCCAAAACTCACTTGGCGATAGGCCCATTTTGCCGATGCCGGTTTTGATCCAAGTATCCCAAGGAAGTTCTTCTAAGCGCTCGCCGCCTCCTGTTCGTTTCCCTCATTATCATTTCCTGTGATAATAAAGGTAATCACTTCCGCAACCGCTGTCAGCGAACCCGTAAGGCCCGCTTCCCAGACTAGCTTTTGCACATCTTTATCTTTAAGGTCATCGCCGCTTGAGCGCAGAACAGGCGTAAGGAAAGCAACCATATCGGCCGTTGTCATATCCCCGCCTTGCAACGTGTTGGCCAGCTTAAGGATGCTTTTGCCTATGCCGACTTCCATCCGCATAATAACATCCATATTGATCTTGCAGTTAAACGTCTGCCCCGCCATCTCTAGGCGTAGCTCTCCGCGTTTTGGGTTTGTCACTCTTGACCTCCATTGCTTCAAAGTGAAAAACCTCACCCCTGTTTAACCAATCGGTCAGGGATGAGGCCTTATAGGTTTTGCCTTCTGCCTTAAACGTATCGCCAGCCTCCAAGCCAGAGGCGCAGGGAACGGAAAAGGTGTTTTGCTTACGGTGGGCCGAGAAAGTTTGTTCACCGACCTCTACGGACGTATTTTGCCAGCCCATTCATAACTCCTTACGAGAACGCAACCGCGCCAGAACTTTCCAGCGTGATAGAGTAAGTCATTTCACCGTTGTACTCGCCAGCATATTCCAAAGTCGTAATCTGGAACTTTCCTTGGTAGGTGCCAAGGTCAGGCAAAACGATTTCAAAGTTTGGGATATTTGCACCGCCGAAAGCACCCTGCAAAGTTTGCTCTGAGGTTGCGTCAGTGAAAACACCAGAACCAGATATGGAAACGCTTTCCACGCCCGCGTCTGCAAGAAGGGTTCTCGCGTTGGCGCTGTCCTTTGTGGTAACGTCAATCGTTTCTTGGTTAAGGCTGATTGATGTTGAACGCAGACCACCGACTGTGGTGTAAGTATCAGATGCCGCCGCAGCCGCAGCGCTTGCACCGATTTTTAGTAGTAGGGCTGAACCTTTTTGAGCCGCCATGTTTTTACTCCTTAGCTATCAAACACAACGGCGCGGAACCTCATAACCCCGTGCCGTGTTATACCGTCATTTTCTGCTAGTGTCGTAGCGAACTCTTGCCGCATATTCACTAGCGATGCTCCACTCACAGTTATAGCAGAGTTATGCAACAAAGAATAGACCGATTGCATAATCTCTTTTATCTCACGCCGACCACGATACTGTGACCAAGCGTGAACCGTAAGCGTGTGCTCAACGCCATCTAGCGTTTTGCTGCCATTATTCACGGCGGTTTCCTCGCCAAGAATTACATATGGATAGACCGTTTGCTCAGGAACGTCATCATAAACCGGCACGTTCACAGCCGTTGGGGCCGCTGTAATTGTAAGCTGACCGCCCATGCCGCTGTGATTTGCGCAATAATAATAGAGCGTGTCAGGTGCACCGTTTGCAACCGTGATCAAGCTGTAAGAGCCAGCGTTGCCCGCCGTGCCGTAATGCGTGACGCCGGTTGTGTACTGCGAGCCGCCCCCGTGGGTGCCATCGCTTGTGGTTGAGAAGTAAAACGGGTGCGAGCCATTAGTTCCATCGTCTTGTTTAAACTTATACGTTGATCCCCGCTTAAGTGTAAGGGTCGGGGTCTGTGCCCCGTCGATGAAAAACATACCGTTTTGAACCGTTACCGTATATTCAACGCTTTCGGTTCCGCTGCCACCAATGCCGGTGACGCTTCCGTTCATGTGTGCGTAAACTGCTTTTTGAAGTTCCCAAGAATGTAAAGCCATTACACACCACTCGATTTGAGGCGGGCAAACAAGCGGATGATGTTCCTACGGTTTGCCTCTAATGCCGGTTGCAAGTATGGTCTGGCCCTCATCTTTGACGTTCCAAACTCAAGATAACCAGAATAGTCGGCACGACTTTCAACATCTGCCCCCAACCCATCAGGGTCGATCTGCAAAAATATATTGGAAACAAGAAAGCCCGTATCAGTGTTGGGCGGCTGTCCTTCTGCAGATGCCGTGTGCGTTCTTCTGGGCTTATACTTTTGATAGGTTTTACCGCCGCCTGAGTTTTGTTGAATGCTTTGCTTGGCTTCATTCATAACCATCTGCCCGCCAGCGCCAATGATTTGCTTGAGCTTTGCGTTATATTTGGCCGTGACGCCCTTAACCTTGCTCTGTCGGGTAACTGTAACACTCGTTTTCACGTTGGCACCCCTTCCTCACAAGAAAGTTCCATAAACTTAAAACGGTTGTCCACGTTTATGACGCCAGTAATATTGAAGGTTCTAGTGGTCGTAACGCCTTCTTGTGCGTAGGTCTGCACCAGCCGGTTCTTTGTAGTTACGCCCTTACGATACCTAATGCGGACCTTAAGCTTTGTCACGTCACGCATCTGATTGTCGCGTCCGAAAACACTTTCCGCAGAGTTTTCTGGGGTGATGTCAGCATAAACGTCAGCAACCTTAGCCCATGTAAGGGCTGCGCCGCCGCCGCTATCGGCTGCTCTGGTGGCGCTTTGTATCTGCACCTTGTATCGCATTGCCCCGATAGCCATTAGCCGATGCCAGACCGAACTAGGGTGCCGTAGGGTGATGATCCAAACCGCATGATTTGATATGGCTGTAGAAGCTGGGTCAAAACCTTTGGGGGTTGGGGCGGCGGGAACCGCTCGAAGTCGCCACGGTGCTCGTAAAGGAAAGCAGTATATTGCAGCATGGCCACCCTAATCGGCTCTGGAACAAGCTGTGGTGTCGCCCCATACCCTGCATCATAAGTAATCTTTAACCCGTTAGCCGCCCGCAAGCTGGTCGGGTAACTGCCCCCATCACGCAAGACAATCCGCGCAGGGCTGCGCACGGTGTCGACATAATAGTTTGTCGCGGCCCATGTGTGCTCAGTGTTATCATCTGTAAAATATTTAATGTTTGCCACGCTAATCGCAGGGGCTAACGCAAGCTCAATGAAATTTTGATAGTTGACTATGTTAGGGCCAGTTTTCCAACCCTCCCAAAGCGGCTGTTCCACCTCGGAAAATGCGTCGAGGTATTGCGCAACCGTGCGTGTGATTAAGGCCCGACCAGTATAGTTTTCGGCCCATATCCGCGCAGCTAAAACATAAGCCCGCACCTGTGCATCATCGACATCATCATCAAGGCGTAGGTGCTCACGCGCCTCTATGCGGCTGATAGGCTCAACGGCTGGGCCTGTGACTTCTTCCAAACCTGACATGGCCTATTTCCTTTGTCTGCCTACGCTTTTTTCTTTGCGCGGGGCTTTGCCTTTGTTTCTTCTGGGCCTGCGTTGCCTTGCACCTCAATCGCTGCGCCCCTTGCAACCATTTCCTTAGCCAATGCCTTCTCCCAAGGCTTGTCCGTTGGTAGTGTTTCACCGGCCATATATTTGCGGGTCTTGGTTCCAGCGCTATTTGTCTGTCCAACCACGCTGTAAATCATTTTAAATTCTGCCACTTTATGCCCCCTAAGGACTAATGTCGGGGGAAACGCCCGTGAAACGCTTCCCCCTAAGTTTTTATGAAGTTGCGTGTTTCAGAACGCGCATAGCTTCGGCAAGAACAACCTCACCACCAACACGCTTGCGAGCGATATAGCGCACAAGTCCAGTCGATGCTTGGCTGTATGGGTCACGCAATACTGACAACGCAACACGATCAACGATCATATACCCGCGACGGAAGTCACCGATAAGAACAGATTTTGCGCCAGAGGCGGCATCTGCTACATCAGGGGCTTCCACATATGGGGTTCCGATGATTGTGTTTGGCGCACCAGATTGACCTGAGAAACCAGTTTGGAAAATGTACTGGCCCGCAGTGTCTTTAAGCTTACGAATGATGCCTAAAGTTGTGCGGTTAAACATCATCGTAGCGTTAGCCGCATACTCTGATTTCAAGCCGTGTACCAAGTCCATCAGGTTATCAGTTGAGATAGCCGCAGAAGCTGCACCTGTGGCGGTGTGAGCTACAACGTTACCGTTGGTGATACCTGTTGGTTTGTTGGTGCCGTTGCCTACGATGAAGGCATTGCCCTCAGCCTTAGCAAATTGCTCAGCAAACTCTTGGTTCATTTCCGCTTCCATGTTGAACGCGCTGTCCTCAAGCAACTGGCTCGAAATATCGACCAGAGCATAAGCTTCGTGCGTTGGGATGGTTTTTAATGCGGTTGTGTAACCAGTAGTCTCCGAGCGTGTGCCAGTTTCCGCAGTCCAAGCCGCTGCAAAGTTTGCGGTCTTTTGTGGGATCTCAATCTCTTTCGAGTTTGTTTGGCGTACACGGGCAACAGAGCGGACAGGAGAGATTTCTGTTACGATCTTAATGATCTCTGCAACATACTCCTCTGGAGCCAAGTTACCGGCGGTGGCGGCTGTACCAACAGTCAAAGCTTTGGTTTCTTCTGCGTCCAAGCCTTCTTGGCCTTTGCGCATAAACTTATCCCAAGCTTTCATTGAGAAATCGATTTCCTTTGCTTCAAGGCCAACTGTCGGGCGCTTAAGCATTGTTTCGATCCCATCAAGCTTCTCAGCAAAACCTTCGGCGGTCTTTGCTTGCTGAACTAGCTGTTGGTTTGTGTTCTCAAAGCGATCAAGATCGGCTTCGATTTTTGCAAGCTTAGCCTCAACCATTGGGTCGGCTTCGCCCTTCTTTTCGATCTCTGCAAGGCGCTGATCATTGGTTGCTTTAAATTCCTCGAAAGCACCGTTGATCCCTTCCAGAAACTTTTTCATATCATTATCTTCCATGATATTTACCCTTTCTGTATGTTAGGATTTTAGGATTTTGGTTAAGCGATCAAGCTCACTTACCAACTCAGAAGGCATTTCCTGTGCCTCAGCATCCCGCTGACCCAGTGCCTTTGCCACGGCTGACGCCGCAACTTTCGCCTCGCTCCTAGAAAGCTCCCCTGCATCCCGCAAGACTTCTTCCCATTCACGGACTGTCCTGTCAGCCTTAACCGCCGAAACCCTAGCTTTGGGGTTCATCGGAAAAGTAACCGCAGAAATTTCCATAAGGTCGACCGACTTTAAATAACGCCGCTTACGCTTGTCATCGTAGTCGTAACCCTTTGCATCGACGCGATAACCGATGGAAAGACCATCGATAGCGCCCATCTTCATAAGCTCATAAACCTCTCGGCCCCGTTGGGTGCCCATTGCTAAGCGGCCTTTTACCTTTAGGCCACGCCGATCCTCGATAATCTCATCAAACACCCCAATCGGCTCATCTGGCCGGTGCTGGTAAAGCATCTTTACGGCTCTCGGCCCCTTACGGCCTATCGACTGCGCAAAAGCGCCCTCAACAACCACATCGTTCCCAAGGTCTTTGTTACCAAAGATAGAGCCGTAACCACTAAACTCGCCCTTGTCCTCTTGGTCATCCATTGCCTTAATGTCAAACTTGACGTCTAAGGTGCCATCTTC